GGCTATCCCAGCCAGTATGGTGGGCAGTGGATATATGCCCACGCGTCTGGCAACACGGGCGGCACGGCGCTGACGGCAAGCCGCGGGCAACTGTGGGGCGGACTTAGCTCGGCGACACTGCAAAGCGGCGCCACGTTCTGGAGCTACTGCATCAGCCACGAGTTCAACCTCGGTGTATCAGCTGGAGCCAGTGCTGCATTCGTGCAGGGCATCAAGATTGCCATTCAGAACCATAACCAGATCAACGATCCCGGCAGAGACTTCCTGTTCGGCATGAGCCGAGTCGCGCTATCAGACGAGCCGTTCTTTAACGGCATGGTTTTTGGAACGGTCGATGGGCATTGGCCGATCAGACCCCTAGGCACCCTGATCGGCACACAGGCGACAGTGTTGCCAACGCCGCCGCCTTACACGGCGGCTTATGGTGTGGACCTTAATGCGGTCACGTTCTCTCAGGCTGCGTTCCGTTCGACCAACTTCCTGGTCAGTGGCGCGGGCCATGTAAGCGCCAACGGCGTAGACTGCGGGTCGCGGATTGCCACCGGCCAGACCGACTATACCAAGCATGTCGCGCTGTATGGTGGCAGCCATTACATCAACGTGACCGGTGACTCCTCGATCAATTACACGACCGGCGGCGCGCATATGTTCTGGGTGGGCGCTATTCGGATCGGTTACATGAGCAGTGCCGGCCTTAGCATTGATACTGCTATATCAGCAACGAACCAACTCGGTGTCGGTGGTGTCACTTGGACCACAGGCAGCGCGGCACCCACAGCCACACAACCGGTAGGCTCGCTCTATTCGCGCGCAGGCGGTGCGGTCGGTGCCACGCTCTACGTCAGCCGAGGTGGTGGCACCTGGGCAGCGGTGGCTGGGGTCTGATGGCAACCTACGAACTTGGCGGCGTGGCGGTGCTCTCGTTCGACGCACACGGCGCTGCGGCGCTCGCCTGGGCGCGACTGCCAGCCATCTGCGGCACCGGCACATGGACACAGCAGGACTGCACAGCGGGCGCCTGGGCGCCTGTGGACAGCTGCGGGGCGGGTAGCTGGACCAAGCAGCGCCTGCCTGAACTGGAACCGACATGAGCGACTACACCACCATGCCCAACCTCGGGCTGATGTCAGTCGTGACGCACGAACCCTCGGTGCAGCCGCTCCGCAGCGGCCTGCCGTGCGATTATAGCTTCACCGAGAGTGCGATAGCTACCTATCCAATAGCGTTTGCCATTCGCCGCAATGTTCACGCAGAACTGCGTGCAGTTACCGCGCTGCCGGTAGTCAATACCTTTGACCCCAGAGGAGGTGCCGCGCGTTGTGCCCCTACGGTTCTGCGCGCTTTGATAGATGTTGACCGCCCGCAGATTAGCGATCCGGTTGTTTTGGGTGTTTCCGTCGATGTGGTCGATCATCTTGGGGACTGGCTTTCCATAGACCATCGCCCAAGCGACGCGATGTGCCTTATAAAAAATCCCAGAGAAGCGAAGACTCCAGTAGTTGCTGCGATCTCTGGTGGGGCTTCCTGCGATCTTCCCGGCCCAAATGTTGTTCCATCGTGTATGGGTCCGTTGGTCCGGGAAGTGATGGCGAGGCCTTGTGCGCCAAGTGAAAATACCGGTGTCCGGGTTGTAATCCACGCACTCGCGAATGAACGCGACTTCGGGCAGTTTCTTGATAGCCATGACGATCCTCCGGTGGGTCGTGTGGTTAGAGGCGACGCCGGTGCTTCCAACACCGCGTCGCTTCGCTTGTAGCACAGGAGGCGAAAATTACAGTACTCGCTGGGACGATCCGTGCATCCTCCACGGGCAACCCTGATTGGAAAGCGTGCGACGGCGGCACGGTCTACGTCGCCGAGATGAAGGTCAGCGGCGTCACTGTGCTGCCGCGCGCCGCACCAGCGCCAGGCTACGGTGACCACCGCGACTGGCGCCGACGCGTCGGCACCAAGTATGGCTGGACCGGACTCGGACCGTCTGGCTTTCGCTTCCGCCTGCCTGTCGCGGGCGATGGGAACTGGGTGAAGACGAATGATGACACAGCGGACACGTGACCGATGAGCGACGCGCCACCCATCACGCCGGAACATCCGATTGCCGTGACGCTGACAGTGGCGCAGTGGCGATCGGTGCTGGAGATGCTCACCAACGGCCCCTACAGGGTCGTGGGGCCGCTCATCAGCACGATCGAGGCACAGGCCAACGCCGAGATCGCCCGCCTGCAGCCGCCCCCACGGCGCGGCAATGGCATGGTGGCTGAGGAGCACGCCGATGGCTGACGCATACACGCCCAACCTCGCATTGGTTAAGCCGGAAATCGGCGCGAGTCGCGACTCGTGGGGGACGAAGCTCAACGAGAATGCAGACACCATCGATGAGTTCGTGTCCATGGCCATGCCGGTCGGCGCCATCCTAGACTTCGCCGGGCCTAATGCGCCTCCCGGGTGGCTCATCTGCGACGGACGGGCGATTTCAAGGACGACCTACTCGCAGCTGTTCGCGGTGATCGGCACGGTGTGGGGGGCTGGCGACGGCGCCACGACGTTCAAGCTGCCTTCGACATCGGGGCGGTCAACGATAGGACCTGGCACTGTCATCGACGAGATCGGCACCTCGTGGAACTTCACCGTCGCACAGATCCGTGGCGCGGTGGCGCGACCGATCGTCCAGGCCAACCTGCCGGCCACCGCCATCACCACTGACGTGCAGGGATGGCACGTACATGGCGGCGTCACCTACGCCGCAGGCGCCCACGGACACAGCACCGACGTGCAGGGGCATCACGAGCACAACGCCCTGACCGGCGGCGCTGGCGATCACGCTCACGGCGGCAGCGCAGACGCGAATGGGAGCCACAGCCACAACATTGCACTGCCCAACCAGGGCGCTGGCACCAGCGGCGGCGGCGCCTCCGTCATGTCAAACGTGTTCGGCACCGGCACTTACACGACCGAAATAGCCGGCTCCCATGTGCACGGCATCACCACCGACACACGGGGGTGGCACGGGCACTCGATCGGCGGCGATGGCAACCACGGGCACAACATCTCGGTCGCCCCCGACCACCAGCACAATCTGTCCATCTATGGCGACGGCAGCCACCAGCACACCATCACGCTCGGCTCGGGCGCGTGGTTCGACATCATGGCGCCGGTCGTGGTGGTGACTAAGATAATCTACGCCGGGTCACAGGCCGTGCCACTTGCCACAGGCGCTGCGGTGCCGCTGGTGCGTCGCCTGATGTCAGCGCCGATGCGCGGGACGCACTGACATGCCGCGCATTCCGCAAGCGCCAATTCCAGGTGTCGTGCGGAACGCGACGCCGGAGGCGACGCCGGGAAGATGGTGGGATACGAATCTGATCCGCTTCAGAGGTGGCCAGTTGCAACCGATCGGTGGCAGCGCGGTGCTGCCAGGGTCGATCGTCGGGGCCAGTGCCGGCCTGCCGCGTGATCTGATTACGTGGCACGACAATGCGCGCATTCGCTGGGCGGCGTTCGGCACTGACAGCCGGCTGTTCGCCTACAGGTTCGACACCGACACCATTTACGATTTGACGCCGGCAGGTGTCGGGCCGCTCGATCCACCCGGCGCACTGGTCGGGTATGGGCTGGGTGACTACGGCGAGGAGACCTACGGCACCGCGCGCGAATCCAGCAACGTCGGCATCCAGGACATCGCCGCGACCATGGGCGACCGGTGGAGCATGGACACGTTCGGCGAGCGTCTGCTGATCGTGCCAACCCAGGACGGCCACCTGTTTGAATGGGACCCCAACACCCCGACAACCCTGCCCGTGCTGGTGGCCGGTGCGCCGGACCAGAACCGCGGCGTCATAGTGACCGACCAGCGGCATGTCGTGCTGCTCGGTGCCGGCGGAGACCCACGCAACATCGCCTGGAGCGATCAGGAAGACCCGACCGTCTGGGCGCCGACCGCGGTCAATCTGGCCGGGGACAAGCAACTGCAGACCCAGAGCTACGCCATGACGGCGATGAAGGTCAGCGACGGTATCCTGATCTTCACGGCGAATGACGTGCATAAAATGACCTACGTCGGCGCCCCGTATGCCTATGGGATTGTGGGGATTGCCGCTGGGTGCGGGCCGCTCTCGCTGCGTGCCGTGGCGGCGGTCGGCAACACGGTGATGTGGCCTGGGCAGCAATCGTTCTGGGGTTATGCCGG